TCTATATCAATGGCAAACATCAACAAAGAAAACATCTCAGAAGCAGAAGACGCTCTCCAATTAGCATATAAAGACTTAATTGCTTTTGGTAAGCTTTTTCTCCCTGATGATTTCATGCGGAGTGAGACACCTGCATTTCATTATGAAATGGCAGATTCAATAGATGATGAAGAGATTAAGCAGTTAGCTATAATATTACCTAGAGGACATGGGAAGACAGTATTGACAAAAGCAAGTATCCTAAAGGATTTTGTTTTTTGCCCTGAAGATGATATGCATTTCTATGCATGGGTTGCTGCTACACAGAAGTTATCAGTAGGTAATATGGATTATATAAAACATCACTTAGAGTTTAATGAGAGGTTCACATATTATTTTGGTAAACTGAAAGGGAGAAAATGGACAGAGGAAGACATAGAATTGACAAATGGGTGCAAGCTCATCTCAAAATCAAATGTAGCAGGAATACGTGGTGGCGCAAAATTGCACAAGCGTTACGACCTAATTGTCTTGGACGACTTCGAACACGAGGCAAACACAATTACAAGAGAAGCGAGGGATAAAAATGCAAACTTGGTCACTGCTGTCATTTATCCTGCGCTTGAGCCTCATACTGGCAGGCTGCGCGTTAATGGTACTCCCGTACATTATGATTCTTTTATTAACAACTTGCTTATCAATTACGAACGCGCTGTTTCAAACAATAAAGACTTTGCGTGGAAAATGATACACTATAAAGCTATACTGAAGTCAGGTGAGGTTCTCTGGCCGAGCTTTTTCCCACGTTCTAAATTAGAAGAGAAGAAGAAGTTCTACAGAGATAGTGGGACTCCTTCAAAATTTTATCAAGAATACATGATGGAAGTCCAGAGTGATGAAGATGCATTATGGACGAGAGAGCATATTAAGTATTGGAAAGGATACTATGAGTATGACGCTGAAGAAAATCAAAACCACCTTATCATTGGAGGTGAAAAAGTGCCTGTTAACACTTTTATTGGGTGCGACCCTGCCACTGATATTGATACTAAAGAGTCTGACTTTTCTGTTATATTGGTCATCGCTGTTGACCCGGAAAATAATCTCTATGCTTTAGAGTATGAACGACACAGGTCAATCCCCACCATTGGGGCTAAAGATGTTCATGGAAACATAATAAATAAAAAGGGCGTTGTAGACTTCATACTCGACTTACATGAAAAGTATCATTGTATCTCATCTACTGTTGAGGATGTAGCTATGAATAGAAGTATCTTCCAAGCATTAAATGAAGAACGAAGGAGGCTAAATAAGTTCGAAGTTGCTGTTATACCAGAGAAACCGGGAGGAAGACATAAGATAAATCGTGTTTATAGTGGTCTTTCTGGTCGTTTTAGCACAGGAACGGTATATTTACGGGAAAATATGTTTGATTTAATCAATGAAATTGTTACATTCGGACCTAGAATGGCTCATGACGATACCATAGAGACGCTTTATTACGCACAATTACATGCTTTCCCACCAAGTCTCAAGAGAGAGGAAGGCAGTAATGAGTGGTATAAACCTAAGCGAAAATCCAAGAGTTGGATAGTGGCATAATGGCAAAGATACCTAAAATCTTACCACAGAACGGACCTGGTACATGGGCTGTAAATGTAGATGTCTTTGAGCAAAAGAGGTCTGTACATCAAAAAGCAAAAATACAGAAGTCTAGTATAAAAGCAAAAGGCAGTGATAAAGTAGGTAGCGATGAGAAAAATGTTGTGCAAACAGCAGTTAATCAATTCAATCAAGGAGTTAGAGAAGCAAAGAATATAAGACCTATGAGAACATTTAACATTAGGAAACCAGATTAATGGGACTTCCAACGGTAAGGCAATTATTTATAGATAAGTTTAGTAAACTTACAGGAGATAAAGCAGACCCTCAAGAGATGATGAATACTATATCATGGCATGAGACTGGTCCAGACCAAAGATTAAGTCCAAAAGCTGTGCAGAGACTAGCAGATGGGTCTGAAGGTGAGGGTAAGGGTAAGTATCAATTTGAAAAACCAGCATTGAAGGATGCGGCTAGACTTCTTAAAATGGCTTATAGAGATGCTGGCTCTAAAGATAAAGAGACTGGCGAATGGAAATATCCAGATTGGATACATGATGTTGTAAATGAAGATGGGAATCTTTTAATTGATGACGCAAGAGAATTAACAGAAGAACATCAAGATGAATTATTCTTAGCTAATATTATGATGAAGAAAGGTTCTGATAGTGATATTATGAATTCATTAGAAAGTGGAGATTATACAAATTTGTGGCTTGTTCATCATTGGGGAGGAAGTGCTGGTTCTAAAGGATTTACAGATAAACAAATAGGACAAATTCAAGAAAGAGAAAAATCGTTTAAAGATAGTTCTGGGGCATATAATCAATTTAAAGAGTATATGTCTGAAAGACAGAGACAGATGAATCAAATTACAAATGATAATTTATTTGTAGCAGATGAAGAAGTTGTAGAGGAACAAGAATTAGAACATGAACCTAAAGAAAATGAAGCAGTAACATCTGTTTTTGACATAGAGAAACAAGGTGTTATTGGAGACTATAAAGAAATGGGGAAACCAAATGAATACAAATAGAATTCCACAGGGAAGACCTAAAGTAGCTTCTCTAGAAACAAGAAGTAGTAACTTACATTTTTCAAGCAACGGAAAGAATAAATCTGTATGGCAATCTTTTGTAGATGACGCAGGTTATGCAAAACGACATCCTAGTATAATGAATAAGAGAAACAATAATGCCAAAAGCAAGTAAAAAGAAAATAGCAGAACATAATAAAGCTCTTTGGGAGAGAGCTTCTAATTCTTATAGACATAAGTGGCAAACTGATGCTCAGAAGGGTTATGATTTTTACTTAGATGACCAACTAACTGAAGAAGAAGAACGCTCTTTAGAAGAGGCTGGTATGCCTACTTTTACTATTAACAGGATAACTCCAGTTATAGAAGTAATGAAATTCTTTGTTACAGGTAAAGACCCTAGATGGCAGGCAGTAGCTGCTGAAGGTAGTGATGTTGATGTAGCAGCTGTTCACTCTGATATAGCAGATTACTGTTGGAATCTATCTAATGGTAAATCCATTTATTCTCAAGTTATTCAAGATTCTCTTGTAAAAGGACTAGGCTTCATTCATGTTGATACTGACCCTGATTTAGATAGAGGACTAGGTGAGGTTATTTTTAAAAGAATAGACCCTTTCCATGTTTATGTAGACCCTATGAGTAGAGACTTTTTATTTAGAGATGCTAATTATATTATAATTAAAAAAGATATTCCAAAGTCTCAGCTTATACAGCTATTACCTGATTTTAAAAGTAAAATTAAAAAAGCAAGTGGACAAGCATCAAGTATAGGATACAGTTCAAGAGATTCGTCTACAAGTAGAAATGTGCAGCCTGATGATATAGCAACTGGTGAATCATATTTATTAGATGGAAGTGAAGATGAAGTGCTTGATTATTATGAAGTATATTCTAAGGTTAAAGTACCATTTAGAAATTTATTCGTTAAAATACCTGCTGACCCAGCTATGATTGAGAATGCTGAAAAAGAATTGACAAAGCAAATTGCAACTATAAAGCAGGAAGCTGAAGTTGCATTGAAAGAAAAGATATTAAGTATACAACGAGCCCAAGAATCTGGTGAGATGATTGGAGAGAGAGCGTCTCTTGAAATAGATAAAGCTAAAAAAGAATCTATGCAACAGGTACAGCAACAGGAAATTATGCTTGAGACACAGTTAAAAGATGCTCAAACAAGAACTGACACATATGTTGTAACTGATGATGAATTTAAAATACTTATGAAATCTTCAGAGTTTAGAGAAAATCTGTTAGATGCTATAAAGTTTTATGATACAAGGGTAAAGGTAAATGTAACTATTAGTGATGATGTATTTTTGTATGAGAATATTTTCCCTGTTAGTGAATATCCTATAATACCAATTCCATATATGTATAGTGGTACTCCATATCCAATGAGTGCAGTTACTCCATTGATAGGTAAACAGCAAGAGTTAAATAAAGCTCATCAAATTATGATACACAATGCTAACTTAGCATCTAATCTTCGATGGATGTATGAGGAAGGTTCAGTACCTGAAGAAGAGTGGGAGAAGTATTCATCTTCGCCTGGGGCTCTTTTAAAATACAGACAAGGTTTTCAACCTCCAACACCTGTGCAGCCAGCTCCGTTAAACCAAGCATTTTTCCAGATAACACAAGAGGGAAAACAGGATATGGAATATATGTCTGGTGTTTATTCCTCAATGCAGGGAGCACCTGCTCAACAACATGATACATACAGAGGAATGTTAGCTATTGATGAATATGGAACAAGAAGAGTCAAATCATGGATGCAAACAATAGTAGAACCTGCATTGACCCATTTAGGAAAAGTTTTTCAACAAATAGCACAAACAGCATATACTGCACGTAAAGTATTTAGAATTGTACAGCCTTCAGGGTTACAGGAAGACAGACAGGTTGAAATTAATATACCAATTTATAATGATTTAGGTATAGCTATTCAGAAATGGAATAATTATTCAGAAGCTAAGTTTGATGTCAAAGTAGTTGGTGGTTCTACATTACCTGTTAACAGATGGGCACTTACTGAAGAATATTTCAGGTGGTTCCAATCTGGGTTGATTGATGATATAGCTATGATAGGTCAATTAGATATTAGAAATAAAGAACAGGTTATCCAGAGGAAATCAATTTATTCACAATTAAAATCTCAATTAGAAGGTCTAGAGGGAGCATTGAAAGAAAGTACAGGAACAATAGATACATTAAAGAGACAACTTGTGCAGGCTGGAATTAAACATGGTGTTGATGTAGGAACTAGAGAAGTAGATAAAGAAGTTACATCAACGAAAGCTCAGCAGAAGATGGTAAGAGGATTTATGCAAAAAGAATTAGATTTGGCTAAAAAAGATTTGGGTAGACGCGTAGATACTGCAGTTACTCAATTTAAAGCTGGCTTAGAGTCTTCTAAGAAAAAGACTAAAAGCAGTTGACAAGTACACAATTCTAATATTAACTTAGAGGTAATAAAATGGAAGAAACTAAGCACGTAGAAGATAACTTGCCGGAAGGTAACCCCGAAAGTGCTCCTATTGACGCTGTAACAAGCGATAGAAAGGATGCTGAGGACTTCTTTGCATCGTTGGACAGAGATGTCAACAGCCTAACTTATGACGATAATACGTCTGAGTCTGATGAAAGCACTAAACAACAGACAACTGCTCAAGAAGAGCATCCTGTTGCTAATGGAGAAATAGCTCAAGATTCTAATTTAGACAAGCGATATGCTGATAGCAGTCGTGAGGCTATACGTCTTAATAAAGATAACAAAGAGATGGAGTCTCGTTTAAAGGAAATTGAACCGTTTGTACCATTACTAGATGCTTTCAGAAACGACCCTAAATTAATCCAGCATACAAGGGATTATTTTGAGGGTGGAGGTCAACCTCCAAAAAGTATCAAGGAGAGACTGGGGTTGGATGAAGACTTTGTGTTTGATGGAGATGAAGCGATGAATAATCCTTCTTCTGATTCGGCAAAAGTATTTGAAGCTTCTATTGACGGTGTTGTTAATAGGAAACTTCAACAATATCAAGAAAATGCGTCTTTAGAGCAGAGAAAGCAAGCTGACCATACTCAATTTCGTAGTAAACATAATATGACGGATGAAGAATATGGACAGTTAGTTGATTTTGCTCAAAGTAGACCATTAACACTTGATGACATATACTATTTGAAGAATCGTCAAGAAAGGGACAGAAATGTTGCTGATTCTGCAAGACAAGAAGTTAGAAACCAAATGAAGAATGTCAGGCAAAAGCCTGCTTCTTTAGCTTCAGCTGGTAGTCAACAAGGGTCTGATAAGTCAGGCTCTGATAAACTCTTTGATAATATTTTGGGGATGGACGATGATTTAGAATCGGCATTTAGTTAAATTTTTTAATTATTTGCCCTAACCTGAAATAAAGAAGGAGTAAATTATCATGGCTGATGTATTTACACTTGGAGCGTATGGTGATGGTGGGTCCTCTATTGGACAAACCTCTAATACGTTAGACACTGGTGACCTTCGCAGACGATATAATTTCGGTGACAGGGTATCTGAACTAGCAATAGCTCAAGACCCTTTTTTCCGAATGGTATCAAAATTAGCGAAGAAATCCTGTGATGACCCTCAGTTTAAATTTACTGAGCGTCGCCCGTCTTTTCACAAGAGATACGCATATGTAGCTCTTGGTGGAGATTCAACTCATACTGATGCGTTGTCAGCAGACTTAACAGGCTGTCTTGAAGCAGGAGATGTAATTAAACTTAGAATGGGAACCGATTACGCTTCGGCAGGTAACCTATCTAATGTTTATGGTAAGACGATTGACTATGCTGTTGGTGACTCAGGCACATACCCTGAATTCTTTCTAGCTGGACAGCTATTAAGAGTACCTATCAGTTCTGCAGCTAACGCTGGCGGAGACGAAGAAGTATATGCAGACTATATTGTAGCAATGATTACTAATGTTGATACATCTGGTGAATATGCTGATTTGACTTGTACAGTCAAGCGTGGTTCTTCAGATACTGAAAGCGGTCGATACTGGATGGGTCCACCATCTTCGGTGGCTGTTGGTGCAGCTGGTACTACGAGTGCTTCTCAAGAAACTCTTGAAAAGAATCGTTGTTACGTTGTTGGTTCTGCTTTTGAGCAAGGAAGTGGTTATCCAGAAACTTGGAAAGACCAACCCTTTTCAACCTCATACGGAAATACACAAATTTGGAAAACTGCTATGGCAATGGATAACACGACACGTGCTACCGTGCTAAAGTATGAATCAAATGAGTGGGCTCGTATTTGGCGTGAAAAGTTAATTGAACATAAATGGGATATAGAACAGTCATTATTGTGGAATAGTCAATCCAGCACTGCTGGAACGGCTTGGACTACTGATGGTTGTATTAACTATATTACAGGATATGGTAATGCTTTTACATTACCGATAGCATCTAAAACTCAAGATGATTTTCTTGATGACTTAAGTGCTTTCCTTGACCCACGATATAATAATGCTAACGCAACTATATTCTTCGTGGGAACTGCAGTCTTCAATTGGTTACATAAATTAAGTGGATATTTCACAAATAACCTTGAAATTTCACCTAATTTCCGTGCTGAAATGGCAATGACTGGTAAAAAGAAGGTCTTCGGTGTAGACATTACAACTATTTCAACTCCATATGGAGAAATGAATGTAGCACGTAATATTCATCTAGACGGAAGTGATATTGGCATACTTGCTGTAAACATGAAATATATCAACTACCGACCATTGGTTGGTAATGGTTTAAATCGTGACACAGCAATTTATGTTGGTGTACAGACCTTAGAGAATAGTGGCGTTGACCGTAGAGTTGACTTAATTCAGACAGAAGCTGGCTTAGAGCTGCAAATGCCCGAAGCACACGCTATCTGGACGAAATCATAAGGGGAGGTAGAAAATGGCGAATCCTTTATATGGACAAAATAAAGTTGACTCCTCACTCAACTTTTTCAAAGATGTGCTTTCAGGTAGTGCTACCTGGGATCC